AATTGTTTGTTCGTTCAGGATACTGACGAAAACACTATCAACATTAATGGTGTTGATGCCGATGACATGGTACGCCTTGCACGGAATATGTTTTGTGCTCGCGATAAAGTATGGAACTATGTCAAGGACGGACAAAAGAACCATGTTAATGAACAGCTAAAAGAGATACATGATTCTTTAACTGAATACTTTGCTGAGAAATCAAGTAAAGAATTAGAAGAATCTAGAGGTGTTAAGTAATGACTATTACTACCACCGAGAGAAAGTACACAGAAGCATTGATGCTTGCTATAACTGCACCCACTCAAGAACTAGCTGATGAATGTACCTTAATGGCTACACAAATCGGATATTCTCTCACTGATAAGCAGAGAGAACTAGCAAGGATGGGTATAGAAGTAGCACTTGAATATGCATAACTGACTCTCTCCTCCAGCCCATACGTGGGTTGGATGAGGGATTCACACATCCCTTATCTTGCTGTTATTAGGAGGTTAAATTGCAACTCACAAAGAATGAGTTAATCCATTTAATTAGTAGGTTTGAACATCCACATATCCGTACTACTAATTGTACTCTATTACACAAGGACGTAGTTAGTTTACGTGATAAATTAATAGATGAGTACTACACAAGGACGCGGATATGACATGGATATTAATACTAATACTTACAGTTGTATTAGTTACTTACTTCTTATTATATGTATATGAAAACTATTAACGAATCAACACACTCATCATCGCAAGATGTAGAGAAATGGCCTGATGAAACGCTAGTGGAGAACGCAGTACTTGCATTCTTACACCACTACCCATCACATAACAAGGCCGAGGACTACAAGGACTTACTAAAGAGGATACAAGATGGACAGTATCCGTTACCTAAAGCACAAGGACGGAGACGTCCAGCGAAAAGACAAAGGAAGGCGCAAGCCTCAAAAGATACGGCAAGCTAAGGCCAGAACGAAACAGCTAGTACGCAAACTTACAAACAAGTAATGCCACAACCAATGCAATACACAGTGACCTATGGTTTTATTGATAGTGATGTTACTTTCACTAAGTATTTATTAGCTGAAGATCATCACGAAGCAGCAACACTTGCTGACACATTAAAAGATAACGATTGGACACTTATTGATATAGAACCACATGAGTAAATCAAAGGAGTACTTCCCTAATAAATGGGAAGCATATAACCGTGTTCCTGCCAATAAATATGAATCTTTACCTTTTGATTTCTTCATGGAAATGAAGGATATGTGGTCTTTAAAACGTTCACATATCTGCGTCGTAAGAGTAAAGAAGAACGGACGTATTAAGGAACACGCATACAAACAACTACACGCAGCGAAGAAAAAGGTTAGCCAACTACTCAAGGACTCTGATGAATTCACAGTCTTGACCTTCGATGCAATGCACACCATTCACCCAAAGGAGTTATTTAGAAATGAAGAACCGTACCCAGGAAATTAGGTATCAAGAACTGATACGTGAGGTAAAGAATCATCCACATAAGGATGAATTGATTAAATTGATGTATGAACAAGTAGCTGAGGATACCACACTAGTAGGTAGATAGCCCTATATTTTATTCATGGCTACACTATTTAGGTAAACTACGTATAGAATATAATAGATACACTAAAGTATATTAAATCATTTAAACCATAACCCTAAACCAGAGTCAATTTATCTATGCCTACACCTGCTCAAATAAGTGAGCAAGTTGAGCTTGAACGTGATCAAGTTCGACAAGGACTAAAACGTTTAAGGGACAACACTCGCAAATTAGAAGAAAAAGAATATTCATCAGCTTCTATATATGGAATAGCAACAATCGATACGCTTCTTCCGTTATTAGTTGAGTTAATAAAAAGTACAAACAATCGTATACATGAAGGGCATACAGGTAAATCCTTTAAAGAGATTGCTACTTATTTAGCTGACTTAGAAGCTGAAGCCGCAGCTGCTATTGCATGTAAAATTGCTATTGATAAGATCTTTAGTTTTAAAGAGAAGAGTAATCAATTAGTTAATGTATGCGATGCAATAGGTAGTGCTGTTGAGGCTGAATGTCAGATCAGACATTATGAAACACATGCTCCAGGTTTATTAGAAACTTTAAAGAAAAACTATTGGCACCGATCTATAGGTACCCAGCAAAAAGTTGTTGTGATTCAAACACTAATGAATCGATATGAAGTTAAGAAGTGGAAAGCCTGGGGACGTGGTAATCGAGTCAAATTAGGAGGCTGGTTACTTGATTGTTTATTAGAAGTTAGTGGCTGGTTTAAGACAGAGATGAAGCAAGAGGGACGTAAACGAATGAACTATGTAGTCCCTACACCTGAGTTTTTAGCTATTAAAGATCAGGTCATGCACAACGCTGAATTATTCAGTCCACTTGCTTGGCCAATGTTAATTGAACCTAACGATTGGACACCTGAAAAGCCAGGTGGCTACTTGCTTAATGAGATCATGCGAGGACATGACATGGTGAGACGGAGCGAGTCGTCATGTATACAGGGAGAAAAACCTTTTACCTTTCTAAATAAGATTCAAAAGGTTGCTTATACACTTAACCCATTCGTCGTAGACGTTGCTGAACAGCTACAAAAATACGAAATAAGTGTGGGTAAGTTTCTCCCTATTGTTCATCACGAATTACCACCTAAACCTGTTGATATAGCTGAGAATAAAGACTCTCGTAAGGCATACTGTAGAGATACAGCTAAGGTGATGAACCTTCAAGCTCAGGAGTTTAGACGTTCTTGTAGAACAAGGATGACGATGGAGGCAGTTGAAAGGTTTAAGGATAAAGAGAGATTCTTTGTTCCCTGGTCATTTGATTACCGAGGACGTATTTACCCTATACCTGCATTCCTCACGCCTCAAGATACTGACTTTGGCAAGTCATTGATAAGATTTGCTGATGAATCATTTATGAATGATAAGGCAGAGTATTGGATTAGATTTCATACGGCTACAACTTTCGGATTAGATAAAGCTACTGAAGCTGATCGTATCCATTGGACATATGAAAATGAAGATCTTATTAGTAAGATTGCTCAATTCCCTGTTGATTACATTCATTTATGGGAAGAGGTAGAAGAACCTTGGCAGTTCTTAGCTGCTTGTGATGAGTTCTACCATTGTATTGTTAAGAGGGATCGAGTCAGTACTGGATTACCTGTAGCTATAGACGCTACATGTAGTGGTCTCCAGATTCTCGCAGCTTTAGCTTTAGATAAATCTACAGCTGAACTTGTCAACGTCATCCCATCAGATAAACCTCAAGATGCTTATAAAGTAATAGCTGAGAGATCTAAACCTCATATACCTGAACGATTACGTCCTCACTGGGATAGAAAATGTACAAAGAGAACAGTGATGACAATCCCTTACAACGCAAAACCTTTCAGCAATCGTTCGTACATACGAGATGCTTTTAAAGATAAAGGTATAGAAGTAGATAAGGATGAGTTAACTCAAACTGTTAAGGCTGTTAGATCTGCAATGAATCAGATAGTGCCTGGTCCTATGTCTGTTATGAAATGGATAGAGGATGAGGTATCTAAAGCTATCAAGAGAGGAGCTACTGAGCTTGTATGGGTAACTCCTTCTGGATTTAAGGTTACTCAGCAGATCTTTAAAAAGAATTTTGAACGTATAACTCTTAAAGTACTAGGTCAGTGCAACATGCGTGTTGCTACTAACAATAGTAATGAAGTAGATAAAGCTAGACACAAGGCTGCAACAGCTCCGAATCTTATTCATTCACTGGATGCAAGCCTACTATGTTTATCGGCTTTACGTTTTGATAATCCTATAGCTCTTATACATGACTCAGTTTTATGTCGTGCGACTGATATGTGTGAGCTATCCAAGATTGTACGTGAGACATATATGTATCTATTTGCAGAGCATGACTACCTTACTGACTTTGCTAAACAAATTGGAGCAGAGTCTGAACCACCGATTATAGGAGGCTTAAAGCCTGAGTCTGTAATCGAATCAACCTATTTTTTCTGTTAAATGTATTCACTATTTGATAGCTTTTTCGCACCCACTAGGGTAATTGTTGTCTCTGAAGAGAGGTTACAACAAGCCGAAAGAGAAGCTAAAATGAATCAACTCAAAGCAGTTGATAAGAGACTTGAAGAACTTAGAGAGTATCGCCAAAGCCTAGCTAAAGAATTAGCACCAGCTGAAGATAACAAGGAGGCTACTTGCGATGTCTAGAGCTATTCATGTAACACCTACACCTGTCTCCTTATCTGGTTATCAGGCAGTACTAAAGCCAAGTCAATACGGCTACAGTTTAAGAGCTGAAGTTGGACAAGAATTAATTGATACACTAGAAGATGAAAGAGTTGAATGTCTTAAGTGGGCTGAGTCAAAACTCAAGAACCCTAAGAGAAGCACTCTACGTCCCGAGCCTTGGGAAGAAGTTGCCAAGGGTAAGTACATCATTAAATTCTCATGGGCTGAGGACAAGCGTCCACCTATCGTAGATACAGATGGTACTCTTATCACCGATAAAAGTACACCAGTCTATGAAGGATCTAAAGTTAAATTAGGCTTTATTCAGAAACCATATCTACTTAGAGATGGTGTTACATATGGCACATCGTTAAAATTATCTGGAGTACAAGTTGTCTCAGTTGCTGGGTCAGCTGGTGTTGACTCTGGAGATTTAGACGAAGCTGAAGCTGCTGAGTTATTTGGTAAATGCAAAGGTTATAAAGCTGATGCACCTAACCCAGAAGCTGCAGGGACTCCATGTTCAGAACAAACTGATGACTTCTAATGTTTCGCTCAACACTCGAAGAGAGGGTTGCAGATCTACTATTCGAATTAGGCGTTGATTATGAATATGAAACAACTAAAGTCGCTTATCAGATCCAACACCACTACACCCCTGACTTTATACTCCCTAATCACGTTATTTTAGAATGTAAAGGATATTGGGATGCAGCTGATAGGCGAAAGATGAAGAATGTCAAGGAACAGAATCCAGACTTAGATATAAGGATGGTATTTCAATCTCCTTATAATAAAATTTCAAAAAAATCTAAAACAACTTATGCGAAGTGGTGTGAGAAACATGACATACCTTGGTGTGCTTTTCATACTATTCCGATTGATTGGTTGGTATGACAGATAACGAATTCGTAAGGCATCTGCCTTGCGTTAACTGCGGATCGTCAGATGCAAACTCTTTGTACTCTGACGGTCACACTTATTGCTTTGTATGCCATACCCGTGTAGCGGGTGATGGCGAAACACACACTCATCAAATGAATTCAGATGTACAACTTAGAGGATCAGCTCAAAGGCTGCAACGTCGAGGTATATCCGAGAAGACAAATCAATTCTACAAAATATTCAGAGACGGAGAACTTCTACGCTTCCATTATTTCACGAGCGACGGAATACTTCAGGGAGCAAAGGTAAAGACTAAACAAAAGGATTTTTATTATGAAGGTACTAGTACCGATACTCTTTTTGGTCAGCATTTGTTCCCTAATAGTGGTAAACGCATCATTGTTTATGAAGGTGAGTTAGACGCCGCCTCTGGTTATGAGGCAATGACTGGATGGCCTCACGTATCACTACCACATGGAGCTGCAAGTGCTAAGAAAGATATTCAAAAACAAATTCCCCTTTTCCAAGGCTATCAAGAAATTGTTCTCTTCTTTGACGGAGACGAGGCTGGCAGAAAAGCAGCGGAGGATGCTGCAACAGTATTACCACCTGGGAAGGTTAAGATCGCAAGACTTGACTCGTATAAGGACGCGTCGGACGCGTTACAAGCGGGAGATCCCGAGGCGATAAGACGTGCCATATGGGATGCAAAAGAGTTTCGTCCAGATGGCATAGTAGAAGGAAAAGACCTTCTTGAATTAGTTACTACACCCGAACCACCATGCAACCATGAGTACCCATTTACTGGACTACAAAATAAAACACACGGGATCAGATACGGAGAGCTTACGACAATTACTGCGGGTACTGGTACTGGAAAATCTTCCTTCTGCAGGGAGCTTGCAACTAATCTTCTCGAAAGGGGAGAACGGGTTGGCTACCTGGCACTTGAGGAATCAAACAGACGAACAGCTTTAGGACTTATGTCCTCAAAGTTAGGACAATCACTACATTTAGGCGAACATGACAGAGAAGAACTTGAAGAGTGTTTTCGTAATACCCTTGCTAATTGGAGCCTTTACCTTTTTGATGGCTTCGGGTCTTTTGATCCTGATGTCATTTTTAATAGGATCGAATACCTTGCCTGTGGATTGGAGTGTCGTGTTGTATTCCTAGATCACTTATCAATATTACTTAGTGGTCTTGATGGTGAGGAGAGACGCATGATTGACCAGACTATGACTAAACTACGAAGTTTAGTTGAACGTACAGGTATATCACTATTTCTAGTTAGCCATTTACGACGTACACAACAAGACAAGAATCACGAAGAAGGAGCAAGAGTAACACTTGGACAACTCAGAGGAAGTGCTTCTATATCTCAACTTAGCGATACGGTCATTGCGCTCGAAAGAGATCAGCAATCCGATAAAGCAGGAAGCTCTACAACTGTGCGACTCCTTAAAAATCGCTATTCAGGCGAAGTAGGAGTTTGCTCAAAACTTACATACAACTTACAGACGTGTCGATTTGAAGAACATGAAATTGAGACCGAAGACTTCAACCCAACCACGGATTTTTGAAGGAAGTGACTACGTTCACCCTTGGTATGATTTTAATAAAGTAGCGTTAGTCGAATACTACGGAGATAATTCATTACAACTTAATAGACCTAACCCACCTACTCAAGAAGCGATGAAAAAAGCCAAGTTTGTGGATAAAACATTCACTTGGAAACATGATGCTCGTCTTTGATCTTGAAACTAATGGATTACTACATGATCTAACTCGTATACATTGCATCTCCATATATGACAGTGAAACAAATCAAATTGAATCATTCAATGATGAACGTAATAACCAATATTCAATCACTGAAGGTCTTTCACAGTTGGCTGTTGCAGATTGGATTATCGGCCACAATATTATCGGCTTTGATTTACCTTGTATACGAAAGCTTTACAAATGGTTTAAACCCAATGCTAATGTATTAGATACCTTACTTCTATCACGTTTATTCCATCCTAATTTATTAGATATAGATTATAGACGAAAAGATAAAGGCTTAAATAAACACATGCCTTTACAGTTATATGGAAGACATTCATTAGAAGCTTGGGGTCATCGATTATCAGAGTACAAAGGTGAGTTTGGAAAGACTACTGATTGGCAGGAATGGTCTCCAGAAATGCAGATGTACTGCGAACAAGATGTAGCTGTAACAACAAAACTATGCGACCACTTTCACCCCTACCTGACTGGCTCACGTTAGAGCACAAGGTAGCTGACATACTTACACAACAGGAATTACATGGATGGTACTTTGATGAAAAATCTGCATGGGAACTTGAATCTACTCTCCGAAAAGAGCTGGAAGAAACTTCTCACCTACTTCGAGACAGGCACCCTCTCGTTAAAGGATCAGAATTCACTCCTAAAAGAAATAACCGAACAGCAGGTTATATAGAAGGTGCATCATTCACTCGTTTAAAGGAATTAAACCCCACATCAAGAGACCATATTGCATGGATACTGATATCTCATTATGGATGGACACCCTCATTAATAAGCTCGAACGGAAAGCCCGTAGTAGACGAAATAGTTCTCAAGGACATTGGGACGGATATTGCGATGAGTTTTCTACGATGCCTGGAACTGAAGAAGGCTTTAGGGACTCTATCCGAAGGCGTGAACGCATGGCTCAAGCTATGTACGACGTCTAATCGAATACATCATCATTGTTCAGTAGCTACTAATACTTTTAGATGTGCTCATCGAAAACCAAATCTCGCCCAAGTAAATTCAGATGAAAGATTTAGAAAACTTTTTCAAGCATCCCCTGGCTTGGTTATGTGCGGTGCTGACCTTTGTGGCATTGAGCTTAGAGTACTATCCCATTATCTTGCAAGGTATGACGGGGGGCGTTATGCCGAAATCCTCCTCAACGGAGACATTCACCAAACAAATGCCGACAAAATTGGGATTACTAGAAGGCAGGTAAAGACTGTCACCTATGCATTTTTATACGGAGCTGGCGATGAAAAAATCGGACTCTCAGTTGATAAGCAATTATCTAAAACTAAAGCAAGAGCAAAAGGGAAGGAAGTTCGATCCGCGTTCATTCAAGCAATCCCAGGATTGGCAGAACTTTTATCGGCTGTTAAGAAGCGGTCTTCTACAGGCAAGATCCTGGCTATCGATGGAAGAACGTTAATTGTTGAAAGCCGTCACAAGGCATTGAACTACCTCATCCAAGGTTCAAGTGCCGTAATTGCAAAACGTTGGATGTTAATCACAAATGAATCCTTACCAGAAACTGCTCACCAACTTGCATTCGTACATGATGAATTACAATTTGAATGTGAAAAGAAAGATGTAGAAACTCTCAAATCATTATTAGAGTTATCTGCTGCACAAGCTGGTGAATACTACAACTTACGTGTAGCCATTGCTGCTGAGTCGAAAGCAGGAATGAACTGGGCGGAAGTCCACTAATTTATGAAATTACTAATAGATGCAGACTTCATTGTCTACAAATGTACAGCTGCAGCGGAATCAGAGATCGACTTCGGCGATGATGTCATCGTTGTTACTAGCAAATTCACCGAAGCCTACGGATGTGTTAAACGCGAACTTAAACGCTTATCTAGTAGGTTTGGATATGATACTGATCTTATTCTGTTCTTTAGTGACAGCAGTAATTTCCGCAAGGAAATCCAAGCTGACTATAAAGGTCACAGAAATCGTAAAAAGCCCTGCGGCTACAAGCGTGTTATTAACAGACTCAAGACTGAGTATGAAGTCATCATTATGCCTACCTTAGAGGCTGATGATGCATTAGGTATATACGCTACAAAACACCCAGGAAATATTATTGTCAGTCCAGATAAGGATATGAGACAAATACCTGGGATGTTATTCAATATGGAAGAAAGCACACTCATCACTGCTGAAGCTGGTGCTAAATGGCATTTAGTTCAATCAGCAGCTGGTGATAATACGGATGGTTATGCAGGAATACCAGGAGTAGGAGTTAAACGTGCTACCAAGATGTTCGATGAGAACGGCTGGAGCTGGAAGACATTAGTCGAAGCATTTGAAGAAAAGGATCTTGATAAAGATGTAGCTCTTATTAATGCTCGATTAGCGCGAATACTTACTACTGATGACTATGACCATGACAAGAAAAAACCAATCTTATGGGAACCAAACCCTGATTATGTAATCACATGACTTTTTCCACCTCCGATCACGGACCAAGTTATTACAAACGAGGAAGCATACAGGTCTGGGATTTCATCAGAGATCAAGACCTGAATTTTCACTTAGGAAACGTAATCAAATATATATGTCGTGCAGGTCATAAGGATAACGACTTACAAGATTTAAACAAAGCACTCCACTACCTAGAGAATGAAATCGAATTTAGAACAGGCGAAAGAGTTTCGCAAAGGATTCAACGTAACGAACTCAGCTGATAAGACATCAAGAACCTTACAGAAGAATTTAATCGTTGAAGAGTTTAAGGAATTTCTAGAGGCTGAGGGTATGTTATTCAGAAATAACACTAACTTCAAAGCTGAAGCTTTAAAAGAATTATCTGATCTTGTATATGTGTGTTATCAATACGCAGCAAATATGGAATGGGACTTAGACGAAGCTCTACGTCGAGTCCATCAAAGTAATATGTCCAAACTTGATGAAGACGGTAAGCCGATCTACAGAGAGGACGGAAAAGTTTTAAAGAGCAAAAATTATAAACCACCAACACTTACCGATCTTGTTTAGATGTCTGAATTAATAGCTAGAACTGGCCGTGTTCAGAATTGGATCGACAATCCTGAGTCACGCCTACCTGTCAGTTGCACTGTATTTGTAGTTGACGACTCAATGGAGGGTCCAAATGGAATTGAAAAATCGTGGAGATTTGCTTCACATGCTCTCAGATTCGGAGCAGGATGCGCTGTACATCTATCTAAGCTCCGTCCAAGAGGAACAGAGAATGGAAAAGGGCTTACAGCCAGTGGGCCTGTCTCGTTTGCCAAAATTTACTCAACATTAAATGAAACACTACGCAGAGGCGGGGTCTACAAGAACGGCGCGATTGTTGCCCATATTGATATTGACCACGCCGATATTCTTGAGTTCGTGCAGTCTCCCAGGTCTGAACTTCCCTGGATTAAAAGATGCGTCAACCTTGATGAAGAAAAGTGGAGAGATACAACAGATGAAACCAAAACTGCCATCATCCACGGAATTAAAAGTGGAGACATTTGGCTTAACAAAATAAAGTATGACAAAGATGGAAAACGAATATACGGCAATGTCTGTCTTGAAGTATACCTGCCCTCACGTGGAACCTGCCTCTTACAGCACATCAATTTTGGTGCCTGTCAAATCGGCGACTTGCGGCGCGCTTTTAGTGAAGGCATGTCAAGTTTGTGCGAATTACATGGCAGGACAGGCGTTGATGAATCAGGAGAATACTTATCTCCGAAAACGGATCGCCAAGTCGGACTTGGATGCCTTGGATTAGCAAACTTCTTAAGGCAAAATAAAATCACCTATAAAGAGTTTGGTGATGCATTAGAAACCATAAATAAAGGAGATTGGGTATACGGTAGAGCTGGTATAGCAGCTAAAGAGTTATACCTAGCCATAGAGGGGGCAGCTGAGATAGCACGTCAACATAATATGGATAGAGCTTTTGCTATTGCTCCTACTGCCTCATGTTCCTATAAAAGTAAAGATTTAGAAGGATATACTTGCACTCCAGAGATCGCTCCGCCTATAGCCCAATCAGTAGATAGGGACAGTGATACCTTTGGTGTGCAACATTATGATTATGGTGATGTAGAAATTGCCTCAGAAGTAGGTTGGGATGCTTACAAGAAAGTAGCCGATCAACTTATGATTATGTTAGAAAAAACAGGACTTCTTCACGGATACAGCTTTAACTCTTGGAGTGATGTTGTAGCCTACGACAAAGCGTTCGTGGAAGAGTGGCTTAGGTCTCCTCAAACCTCACTTTATTACAGCCTTCAAGTGATGGGAGACGTACAAGATAAGAGCGATGCGTATGCAGCATTAGATAAAGATGACGTCGAAAATTACTTGCAGGAATTACTATCTGCGAAACCAGATACTGATCAAATTACCTGCGATTGTCAAGAATGAACCCATATGAAAAGTTACTTAACCGTAAGAGAACCTGGACTCCTGTCCAGACAACAAGAGGAACACTTAAACCAGGAGCTGAAGAGACCATCTACCGCGCTTTGGCAATACGTCACATGGAGCTACCAGTCGGGGATTTTATCGCCGAAGCTCTTGAGAAAGATGTACCTTCTTCTGCTAGGAAACTCCTAGAATCAAATGTCAAGGATGAGATCAAACATGATCTTGCCCTTGGCTACATAACCAACGCTATAGGCGTTGACGAGAAAGCAGAGAAAGAAGCTTTCTTACTCAGGGATGCTTGGAATGAGCACCCTGATCACATGATAACAAAAGCTTTAGTTATAGAACGTGCAATCTTCTTTGTACTTTTGCCTTTTTTTAGGTTTAATGGCGATGCTGGTCTCAGAACGGTATCAGCTGATATTTCCAGAGACGAACAAATACACGTGGCCACTAATAGCCTCGTATGTCTCGATATGGGCTTATCTCCTAGTAAATCTTTGGATAAACTTAGGAAGGCCACGATTAATTGGATACTCGAACCCCTGAGTATAAATACTCGGGATAAATATTTAGACAAAAAATTTTGGCTGGATTCTAGTGATCGCTTGATGTATGAGGGAAAAGCACCTCAATTTTCTGAGACACGAAGAGCAAGAATGCCAGCTTTCTTTGAACATGCAAACACAAATCTCCCTCAATACTCTTAAACTCCACAACGAAAGACTGGATAAATTAATTAAGAGATTAGAGGAAAACTTCGGTTGGAAACCCGTTCACCCTAAAGAGTCAATCGAATCAATTATGTATAGATCTGGCCAAGCCAGTGTCATTGAATATATCAACTCAATTATGGAGGACGAAATCTAATGTGTGCAGCCGTCGTACCTGCTATTACTACATTTGCTAAGTCAGCAATAGGTAAAGCAGTGATAGGAGCAGTCGCTACTACTGCAGCTACAAGACTACTATCACCAAACAGAAGACAACAACAACCAAGTCAAGCACCAGCTATTATTCCTAAGCAGAATGCACCAAGAATACAACCTGCTGCACCAATGCAAGCACAGGCTTTAGATCCTGAAAATATCAGACCAGAAGATGAAGAGATCAGACTATCTCAAAATAAAAAGCAAAGGAAAAAGCTAGAAAGAAAAACATTAGGAGTTAAGAGTTTAGCAGCAGTACAACCACCAACTGAATCAGCTCCAATGGGAATTAACCCAGGATCATACGCATGAATACAGCACGTGAAAGATACAATCAACTGTCCAGTAACCGTACTCAGTTCCTTAGTACAGCAGTTGAATGTTCAGAACTTACGTTGCCATATTTAGTTAAAGAAGACACAAGCTCCAACCACAAACATCTCAAGCAACCTTGGCAGTCAGTTGGAGCTAAGTCAGTTGTCAACTTAGCAGCCAAATTAGGTTTGGCATTACTACCACCCCAAACAACATTTTTTAAGTTACAGATTAGAGATGACAAGTTAGGTGAGGAGATACCTCCTGAAGTTAGAAGTGAAATAGATCTTTCATTCTCCAAAATGGAGAGAATGGTAATGGATTATGTCAACGCTTCTAGTGACAGAGTAGTACTCAACCAAGCTTTGAAACACCTAGTTGTATCTGGGAATGCTTTAATTTTTATGGGCAAAGATGGTCTCAAGCACTATCCCCTCAACCGTTACGTAGTTAATCGTGATGGAAACGGGAATGTCATAGAGATCGTCACAAAGGAACTTATAAGTCGCAAGTTATTAGACCTTCCAAAGGAAGTTAGTCAACCAAACTCAGGTATTGACGAAACAACAGGAGGCTACGGAACTGATGACAAAGACGTTGAGGTATACACCTGCGTCAAGATAGATGAAAAGAGTGGACGTTGGACTTGGCACCAAGAAGCTTTCGATAAAATAATCGAAGGCACACGTAGTACAGCTCCAAAGAATACAAGTCCCTGGCTAGTCCTCAGATTTAATACTGTGGATGGAGAAGACTATGGTCGTGGCAGGGTTGAGGAATTCCTCGGAGATTTAAGATCTCTGGAAGGATTATCTCAAGCACTAGTGGAAGGTAGCGCAAGCGCAGCAAAGGTTATATTTCTGGTATCTCCTAGCAGTACAACTAAGCCACAAACCATTGCACAAGCTGGTAATGGTGCAATCGTACAAGGCAGGCCAGAAGATGTAGCTGTTGTACAAGTAGGTAAGACTGCTGACTTTAGAACAGCTGCAGAGTTATCTCAAACTATTGAGCGTAGAATTAGTGATGCTTTCCTTGTATTAAATATTAGACAATCTGAACGTACAACTGCAGAAGAGGTACGCCTCACTCAGTTAGATTTAGAGCAACAATTGGGAGGACTATTCTCACTACTAACTACTGAATTCCTTATACCATATCTCGATAGAACTTTACACATACTACAACGTAGTAATCAACTACCTAAAGTACCTAAAGATTTAGTTAGACCACAAATAGTTGCTGGTGTTAACGCTCTTGGTAGAGGACAAGACAGAGAAAGTCTAATTCAATTCCTACAAACCATTGGACAAACAATGGGACCAGAGGCATTGATGAAGTTCATTGATCCTAGTGAATACATCAAGCGTCTTGCAGCTGCTCAAGGTATTGACGTACTTAACTTAGTTAAGACAGAACAGCAGTTACAACAAGAGGCTCAAGCGCAACAACAAGCACAAGCTAACCAATCCTTAACGGAACAAGCTGGTCAATTAGCAAGTGCTCCTATGCTTGATCCTTCTAAGAATCCAGTAATGACTGGAGAAGAAGAACCACCTACACCTGAATAATAAATGGCAGAAACATTAACGTTCGACAATACAACTGAGCAAACATCAGCTGATAGTTTGACTACAGAAGAGCAGGATTCTCTGCAAGTTGGAGAACAAATACAAGAACAAGAAAGTGAATTACTGGCTGGTAAATATGAGAATGCTCAACAGCTAGAGAAGGCTTATATAGAACTCCAGAAAAAAATGGGAGGTGATTCCTCTGAAGGTGAACCTCAATCTACAGATAATAAAACTGAAGCTACTGAAGAAGTTCAACGTTATTTAGAAGATGGCACAGTTGATTACTCCAGTGTTAATGAGTTGTATGGAGAGCAACTAGGAGAAATATTTAAAAACTCCAATGTAGATCCTTGGGCTATTAGTCAACACTTTCACGAAAACAGAGGCTCTATAACAGATTCTATGTATTCTCAATTAGAAGGAGCTGGTCTTTCCAGAGCTTCTATTGATTCATATCTAGCTGGTAGAGCTGTTGAGTCAGGTTATACTTCTACACAACCAGTAGCTGAGATAACAGATGCACAGGTAGATACTATTCAAAATTCTGTAGGCGGCGAAGCTAGTTACAACCAACTACTTGATTGGGCTACAGATAACATTTCTGCGGATCAACTCAATTCATTTGATAACTTAGTTGTTAAGGGAGATGTTGACTCAATACAGTTAGCTCTTAACGGAATCAAAGCAGCATATGATAACTCACAAGGATACGAAGGAAGAATGTTAAGCGGTAAAGCACCTAGAACTTCTGGTGATGTATTTAGAAGTCAAGCTGAAGTAGTTAAAGCTATGAGTCATCCAGACTATGATAATGATCCAGCATATAGACAAGATATTATAGATAAGTTGGCTAGATCGGACGTCCAATTCTAGGTAGTCATGGCGACCTGACATATCATCCTCGCCATTACCCTATCTTTGAATTCAATGACTACTACAACTGAATACGGTAAACAAAATATCTTTGGCAGAGAAATACCGCCAAGACTAATGAACGAACAAGAACAAAATTTTGTCATGGAGCAAGCTGAAAGAACCAATGGTCAATTAGCTATGGTTGGTTTCGTTGCAGCTCTTGGCGCATACATAACAACAGGACAAATTATTCCTGGTATTTTTTAAACCTTATATAAATGACTACAGCCACACTAACAAAACCAACTAACAACTGGCAGCGTTTCTGTGACTGGACTACGAGCACCGACAACCGCATCTATGTAGGTTGGTTCGGTGTTCTTATGATCCCTGCACTATTAACCGCTGCAACAGCATTTATCATAGCTTTCATAGCTGCACCACCAGTTGACATAGATGGCATTCGTGAACCCGTAGCTGGCTCTTTACTCTATGGAAACAACATCATCTCGGGAGCAATTGTCCCGTCAAGCAATGCAATCGGTCTTCACTTCTACCCAATCTGGGAAGCTGCAACCATCGACGAATGGTTATATAACGGAGGACCATATCAACTTATTGTATTCCACTTTCTCATCGGTATCGCAGCATACATGGGACGACAATGGGAACTTAGTTATCGACTAGGAATGAGGCCGTGGATATGTGTAGCTTATTCTGCACCTGTTGCTGCAGCCTTTTCTGTATTCCTCGTATATCCTTTTGGACAGGGGAGTTTCAGTGATGGTATGCCTCTTGGTATTGCAGGTACTTTCAATTTTATGTTCGTATTCCAAGCAGAACACAATATCCTTATGCATCCGTTCCATATGCTCGGTGTTGCAGGGGTATTCGGTGGAGCTTTATTCGCTGCTATGCATGGAAGTCTCGTTACTTCTTCGCTTATCCGTGAAACGACTGGCTTAGATTCACAGAACTATGGATACAAATTCGGTCAAGAGGAGGAGACGTATAACATTGTTGCGGCTCATGGGTACTTTGGGAGACTTATCTTTCAGTATGCCTCTTTTAATAATAGCCGTAGCTTACATTTTTTCCTTGCTACTTGGCCCGTCGTTTGCATATGGCTTACCTCTATGGGAATCGCCACTATGGCTTTTAATCTCAACGGGTTTAACTTTAACCAATCAGTCGTCGATGCCAGTGGAAGAACAGTCCCAACTTGGGCTGATGTCTTAAACAGAGCAGACCTTGGTATGGAGGTAATGCATGAACGCAACGCACATAATTTCCCGCTTGACTTAGCGGCTAAAGAAGTCGCACCTATCGCTTAAAGCCACGTCCGTTCATCCTTTCGGGACGCATGAAACCTAAGCATGGAACGGGGCTTAGGTATTGAGGTTTTTACTATGTCTCAAATAGAATTACAAGCTCGACTTAAAGAGCAGAAAATTTTAGAAAGAGAATCAAAACTTAAATATCGTGGCATCACTTACTACAAATCTTATAAAAATTAAATGAAAAAACTTGCACTTGTCCTAGCAACCACTCTTGTTTCTACACCTGCAATGGCTGGACCATATGTAAACGTAGAAACCAATGCTAACTACACTGGTTCAGATTACACATCTCGTGCTACAGATCTACATATAGGTTATGAGAATACTCTTGGATCTTTTGCTTACTATGCACAAGGCGGTAAGACAATTAATGCTGCTGATGGCGTTGATTCTGAGTCTAATTTCTCTGGGAAGCTTGGTGCTTCTGTCTCTGCTACAGATAAACTTGGTGTATATGGTGAAGTATCTTTCGCACAAGTGGAAGACGCTGACAACACATACGCTACAAAACTAGGAGCTAAGTATAGTTTCTAATGTCACAACAATCAGATAAGGCAAAGGCATCTATAACACCCTTAGCACCTGAGCCAGAAAAGAAAGAAGATGATGATGACTTTCCTCAATCTTTAGAGGAAGCATTATTAGGTGAGTAAATTCAACTCACTATGGCTAGTAGTCTTTATGGCTCTAGCCTTTTTCATTCATGTGGAGGTATTACATTTAAACTTCCATAGCAGAGAGGCACCTCAGTGTCGGACCTCTCTGTAATTTGGCTTTTGGCCCTTACGAGGATACCCATTAGCCGTCTAGACGGTGGGAAAGACCACAAAACCTTTAATTTAATT